AGTGATGAGGAAATAAAAGCAATAGCCAATAATTTAACTTGCACCCCAGATAAGAATTGGAATGTTTTATTTGCTAAAGCAATACTAAAGAAAGCGAGTGAGAAATGAACGCATACGAATTAGCAGATGAATTAAAAAGATGTATTGATGATGGCTCTACAGACCTTGTTTGTGTGTGTAGTGCAGTCAACATGCTTCGCCAACAAGCCGACCGCATAGAAAGAAAGCGAGAATTGATAAGAGAACAGACTGCCTTACTTGTCAAACAAAACAACCGCATAGCGGAGTTGGAGACAGTGCTACGAAGTATCGCTAACGAGCCAATAGAGTTAAGCCACGATAAGATTAAATGGCAATGTCAAGACCATATTCGATGGGCTAAGGAGATATTGAAATGAAGCTACGCTACGAAGTTAGGGATGAATATAACGAGATTGTGCGGTGCTTTGCGAGTAAGCAAGAGGCACTGGCGCATTGTAAGTTAGACCCTAGTTTTTGGATTAAAACAAACAAGATTGCTAAACGGAATCTATTTCGTGAGGCATTGGAAAGGGTTGGGGAATGTCTATTTTAGTGAGAGCATTTATCCTTAGTGCGTTTGCTTTCGGTGTTTTAGTAGGCTATATTGCCGGTCGCATGGAATGGGCGCATGAGGATTGTTATGACGCACAAGGGACTTATCAGAGATATGAGGCGTGGCTTAGTGTTAAGAATGGGATTTACCGTTGTTTTTGGATTGAAAAGGAGTATCCTTGGCGGGTTCGGGTTCAAGGCGTTATCGATGTAAAGTAACATTATCGTTACTTTATAACCTATAAGGATACATTTATGTTACATTTTACAACCTAGGAGTTATATATGACACAGTATTATGATATTAGCAACAACCTCGATACCTTAGAGTATCGTTTAGAATCGTTTATGAATATTTTAGAGGCTTTAGCGGCATCGGATTCCGATGACCTTAGTAGTGGCACGATGTGGTTCATCCACGACACTGTAAAGACCTATAAGGAAGAAGTTTCTCGAATCTCTACCGAGGCTATGTTGGCTCACCGGAACGAACAAGAATTACCACATAAGAAAGCGAGTAAGAAATGACATTATTACAACTACCAAAAGTGATTGAGGCGGTAAACGAACTTGGGCAAGAGATTCAGGCATTGAAAGCCAAAGTTCAGGCACTTGAACAACAAATTGAATTAGCCAAAACTGTAAAGGAAACAAAGGCAAATGCTAATGGAAAAGCGAAGTAAATTCCTAAAACATATCGCTTGTGACAAATGCGGCTCTAGCGATGGGAATGGTCTGTACGACGACGGACACACCCATTGCTTTGTATGTAATGCTCGTGTCTCAGGTGACGGTACTGTAACCTACGAAACTAAACCCATGAATAAAGACTTAGAGTTTTATCAGCGTTCTGCTGTTAGTGCGATACCGGAACGAGGTATTTCCTCGGCTGTGTGTGTTAAGTACGGAGTAAAGCAAGAAAGCAACAAACACCACTATCCTTACTATGACGAGAACAATAGCTTAGTAGCAATTAAGACTCGGTTGGTAGCTAACAAGAATTTCCTGATCGCAGGCGACTTCAACGGTGCTACATTATTCGGGCAGAATCTGTTCTCGAAAGGTGGTCGCTATTTGACTATCTGCGAGGGCGAATTAGATGCTCTGTCGGCTTTTCAGATGATGGGGGCTAAGTACCCTGTTGTCTCTGTCAGAAACGGCGCACAGGCGGCTCTAAAGGACTGCAAGGCACAGTACGAATACATTGACTCTTTTGAGAACATTGTCTTAGCCTTTGACATGGACGAGGTAGGTCAAAAGGCGGCTCAAGCGGTGGCTGAGTTGTTTGGCGGTAAAGTCAAGATCATGAAGATGCGGACAGGCTTGAAAGACGCATCCGACTATCTACAACGCAAGGCTGATTCTGCATTTATTGAAGATTGGTGGAAGGCTGATGCTTATGTACCAGATGGCATCATTCAAGGCTCAACGCTGTGGGATGTAGTTTCCCAGCCGATTGATAAGGCTGAGACTGATTACCCCTATGATGGAATTAACAAATTAACCTACGGCATCCGTAAGGGCGAGTTAGTGATGATTACTGCCGGATCAGGTTTGGGTAAGTCACAGTTCTTGCGTGAGATTGTATGGCATATTCTCTCGAAGACTGAGGACAATATCGGCATGATGTTCTTGGAAGAAGGAGTGCGTAAGACTGCACGATCGCTAATGTCATTGGCATTGAACAAACCCATTCACTTACCTGATGTGGATGTTACAGAGGAGGAACTTAGAGATGGATTTACTCGCACCTTGGGAACTAATCGCTTGTATCTTTTTGATCATTTCGGCAGTAGCACTCTTGACAACATTGTCAATCGGGTTCGCTATATGGCTAAAGGACTTGGATGTGGTTATGTGGTTTTGGATCACATTAGTATCATTGTTAGCGGTGGCGATGTTGGTGATGAACGCAAGGCACTTGATGCTATTATGACTCGTTTGCGGATGCTAGTTCAGGAGACCGGTATCAGCCTGATTTGCGTCAGTCATCTTAAAAGACCTGATACTAAAGGACATGAGGAGGGCGCTGTAACTTCTTTGGCTCAACTGCGTGGTTCAGGCTCGATTGCACAGCTATCGGACATCGTGATCGGTCTTGAGCGTAACGGACAAGCTACTGACATGGTTGAGAGAAACACTACTCATGTTAGGGTTTTAAAGAATCGCTTTAGCGGTTACACTGGCGGTGCTTGTGATTTATTGTATAACCCTTCAACTGGAAGAATGTTAGAAATACAGGATACGATATGAATGACTTTTTAGAGTACTGTTTTGGTATTGCTTTTCTTTTATTTGGTATTTCTATATTAATCATAGCGATTGGTTTAGTTACAGGGGCAATTAAATGAATGAGGATTTTTTAGATAAAGCTAGGAAATATGCTAAAACGGATGACTATCATGTTACCCGTAAGATCATCACCGATCTGTGTAATGAAATCGAGCGTTTGCGAAGTCTAAATAAAGATGTCTTTAGTATGATTCAGGATAATAAAGAAATCTTTAATAACTCTGAACGCTATCTTTGGCTTCGTAACTCGGCTTGGGATGTGCCACAATCAGCATACGCTCCGATGGTGGTTCTTTGCGATAGTAAAATGACCACATGGGAATGGCTTGATGGGACAGCTTTAGATTTAACTCTTGACAAATGGAGAAATGATTGTTAGCCTTTAAATGGGTGGCAACCTGTCTATGCCTAGCCGGTATTGCATTAACCAGCTTTAACTATTACCCGATTAACATTGTTCTTAGTGCGGTTGGTAGTGCGATGTGGGCTTGGGCAGGATGGAAGCAACGAGATAATCCGTTATTGATTGTTGAGTTAGTGGCTGTGTTCTTTTACTTATCGGGAATGATTTCGTGGATGATGTGACAAAAAGAGTATTTGATTTAGCGAAGGGATGTCTTGAAGAGCTTTACAAACAAAAGGAATACATTATATTATTAGAAGCGTATATTGAGGAGTTAGAAAATGGTGTGGAAGTGTCCACCACTGAATCTGTTCAACTGGAACAACCTATGGAAATGGAGGAAACAAATGAATCAGGACGACCAAGAGCAGTTAGAGCAAGAACTAAGACAACAACTGAGGATAGTTCGGGACGAGTTAATAAAGACTCAGACGGAACTGGTGATGGCATTGGCGGAAGTACAGGCACTGAGACACCAATTAATAACCTTGACAAATAGCCAACATTAGTATACAGTTTATTTATGCGACTATTATTGGACATCGAAACTACGCTAGATCATAGCAAGATTTGGTGCGTTGTTACAAAGGATTTAGATACACAAGAGGTAAGGATATGGAAAGAAGCAAAAGACTTGTCGGAGTACATAAAGGCAGCGAGTTTGATAGTGGCTCACAATGGGATCGCATTCGATTTCTACTTACTGAACAAGTTATGGAAATGTCAGATTACATTGAAGAGAGTCAGAGATACACTCGTTCTAAGCCGCTTACTAAATCCAAGTCTCGAAGGCGGTCACAGTCTAGCAAATCTAGGGAAACTGCTGGGAATACAGAAGAG